GCTGGACCTGAAAGATGCTTCAGACCGGGTGCATTTGCATCTAGTTCAACGCATCTTTAAGACCTCAGGCCTTCTCCATTATTTGGAGGATGCGCGTTCTTTACATGCTACGTTACCTGACGATCGCAACGTTGTCTTGACGAAATATGCTTCTCAAGGGTCAGCTTTATGCTTTCCCGTGGAAGCTTGTGTGTTTTACACACTCGTCTTAGCAGCAATGCATATGATCGACAGTGTACGTCCGAGTTCTCAATCAATCAAAAAGTATTCTCGATTGATTGATATCTATGGGGATGACATTATTGTCCCCACAGATTACGCGGAAACGGTCGTGCGTTACCTAGAGAGCTACGCTCTCAAAGTTAATGTCAACAAGTCCTTTTGGAATTCACTATTCCGGGAGTCTTGTGGTGCGGATTACTATAATGGCATTTCGGTTAGACCCGTTTATGCCAGAAGAGTTCCACCAGACGACGCACGAAACTGGCTACCAGAGGATATTATGAGCTGGAATGCTAAGGCTGATGAGTTTTACCTCAGAGGTCAATGGCACATAGCCCAGAAAATCCGTAATCTGGTTCGCTCCGTTGTTCGTCATACCATACCCAGGTCCAGAGTTCCTGGACCAGGTCTATACCACTTCAGTTTGTTGTTCACTACAAATCTACATTGGAATGTAGAGTTGCAGTGCTTCAAACAGAAGCGGCTGCAATACCATCCACTAAAAAGAAAGGATAGTATCGATGGAAATGAACGAGCATGCCTACTCAAATGGGGCACAACTCAACACATCCGTGACAGGACGGGTTTCGAAGCGTCTGACGTGGGAGATTTACGATATTCACCCATTGGAAGAAATTCCTTTGGAAGAATTCTTGAAAATCCCATGGCCAGACACGAGACCAGTCCAATCAATCACGAGTGTGAGAGAGAAGGGCTCGATAGGAGTGACAATAAGATCCTTCTTGAGGGTCTATCAGAGTTACCTGAAGTTCTGCAATGGGGTAGGATTAATTCCTATCTCCAAGCTGGACTATTGGATGACTCTAGAGACGATTCTCGAGGAGGAAGCTTATCCGGAGAGTGGTCTCCAGATCCTTTTGCTTTAATTATAAAGCCTGAGGAAATGGATTTCCATTCCAGTGTGAAGCGCGGCAGCTTCAAGTCGAAATGCCGATGGGTTAGCTTGCATAGCTAACA